TCTCACTATCCCAAGTATAACCAATCCCAGCAAAATTATATCTAATATTGCCATTATAAGATGTTTGAACCCAATTTCTGTGTCCAAATAAACCCTCACAAAAATCAATACCTTTTTGTTCAGATTCTGTATCACCTAATAATAATTCGTTGTTGTGTACAACAATTACTTTAGTTACTATGTTATTTTCATTTATTTCTGCAAAATGTGCCATAATTTAAATTTTAATGAACATAAGTTCCACTACCTGTAAATTTTAATATTGTATCACTACCATCTGTAGTTACTGTAGGACTTCCAGTTGTAGTTCCTGAATACTCTGATGTTCTTAATCTTAAAATTACTATTCCTGAACCACCAGCTGCTCCACCACCTGCATTAGCACTATTACCACTTGCTTTTCCACCACCTCCACCAGAACCAGTATTTGTAGTTCCTGCAGTTGGGTCTGCACCATTACTTCCACCATAATATGTGTTTCTACCACCATTACCACCAACGCTTGAACCACCAATACCACCTGTTTCAGTAGTTTGGTCTCCACGACCAACAGCACCACCACCACCTCCTGCATAAGCAGTTGAAGTACCAGTTATTGCTACAGATAAACCTGCTCCACCATCACCTGATGAATTAGCAGCTGCAGTACCACCAACGGCACTTGCACCACCTCCTCCACCAGCACATTGTCCTGAAACATTACCAGCAGCATTTCCACCAGCATATCCTTGATTAGCAGTACCAGAGGCACCACTACCTGCAGAGGAACCACCTCCTCCACCTCCACCAGAACCACCTGATGCACCAGCAAGACCATTAAATCTACCACCTGCACCTCCTCCAGTAGAAGTTATAGTAGTAAGTCCACTTGCAGCTATTGAAGAATCTACACCATTAGATGCAATACCTCCTGCTGCTCCAACTGTAATTGTATATGTTCCTGAAGCTAATGTTATATTAGATTCTGCCGAAGCTCCTCCACCTGAAGTTGAACCATAAGAAGTTCTTAACCCTCCAGCTCCTCCTCCAGCACCCCAAGCATAGTTACCACCTCCTCCACCACCTGCAACTACAAGGAATGACATTTCTCCTGTCGCAACTGCTGAATTATTTTTCTTAATAGCTAAAAACATATAATCTTTTCCACTTTCATTATATGTAGCATTACTTGTGGTTACTCTAAATCCAGTATCTTCAAACTTAATATAATCTGTAGAATCAAGTCCTGCATATTCTCCACTTGTATCATTACTTAATTGTTTGTTATTTTGACCTGTACCTCCTCTTGCAGTATCAAAAAATCTTGTTAAAGAACCAGTAGTATCAAGTTCACGAAGCATAACAAAATCTGGTCTAAATCCAATATCTATAATAGGGTTAGATGTACTTGCAGTTCCATTTCCAGTATAAGTTCCTACTTTTTGATAACCCTCAACAGAATGAAAACAATATGCTATGTAATTTCTTCCAGATGTATTTACTAATCTATTAGTACCATCATAACCTCCACCTGATACAGTAAATGTAGTTGCAGTAGGTGAACCTCCAAATATTTTAGAATTAGTTGCAATAGCATTAGTTGTATTCCAATAAACAAATTGATTTTGTGTCATTAATGGAGTATGGTGTAATAACCAAAATTCATTTCCATTTCTTTCTTTTAATAATATTAGTTCTGGTGCTGACTCTAATCCGTGTCCAATCGTTTGATTTGATGTAGAATTACCACTATATGCTACTACACTAAAACCAGCCTCCACATTAGCACTAACTGATGAAGTAATATCCCCATTAGTATTAGAAACAGCAGTACCTCCACCTTTAAAATTATAAGATACCCAATTACCTGTTGAAATATATTCACCATCAACGTTATTACCTAAATTAAAACCATCTGAATTCCAACTTGATAATCTATTAGGAGTACTTGTTTCTGCATTACTTATTGATAGGTATAATTGACCACCAGTACCCCTTACAGAATCCCATACACCCCAATAAGCTGTACCACTTCCACTTCTTTTTTTAATTATAGTTAAATCTGCTTGAAATCCTACACCTGTAATATCTTGATTACTTGTGCCATTCCCTGTATATAAAACTACATTAAAAGTGTTTTCTGGAGCGGCAGCAGAAGCTACTTGACTTTCTATTATTTTTTTATTTACACCCATTATATTATACTTGGTAAATCAAAACTCATAACAGCTTTTTTTGTTGTTAGGGCATTGATTTGATTTTCATTATCTGTTACTAAATCTCTTATTTCTTGCCTTTGAGTTGTTATTGATTCAGGAATAGCTTCTCCTGATTCTTGATTTCTTATAATATACCAATCTGTTTGTTGTAATTTTATATTTGCAGAATATTTTAAGTTTTCTATTTGTTGTTCTTTTAATTCTGCTAAACTTTGTGTCCAAGTTTTATTTGAAACATCTTTAGTAAATATTTCATTTTCAGCATCGAAGTATAAATCTCCTATTTCTTCTATCCTTGAATCCCAATCTGGAATTACTACATCATAGAAACCATAAGTTTTTAATTGTTCATCTGAAAGTAAATTAAATCCTCCCAGAACATTTCCCCAAGATTTAGGTAATCTGTCGTATGTCTTAATTTGTCCGTTTATATTTATTGCTTTCATATTATTATGGTGTTGTGTCTGATGTATATGTTATTACTGAATAATTAAATACTGCATCTGCTGAATCATCTACACAAGCTACCTGTAAATAATTACTACCTGTGCCATCATATTCAGAAGTTCCTATTCTATTAAATGTTTCGCTTGTTGCTGCATCGCTATCAAGTGTAATTGTTTGTGAACCTGTTAATCCATAAATTCCAATTACTTGTCCTTGTTTAAAATTAGTAAAGTCTAATTCTAATGCTCCTGTTAATGAAGCAGTAAATTCAAATGTAGTTCCAGCCGACCAGTCAATACTAACTGCTCCTGAAGTATCTGATTTTTCTACTTTAGCTGTATACCTATTTTCTATTTTAGCAAATGTTATATTATCATCTGCTATATGTACTGTATCAATAGAACCATCTACATATTGGTCTGAATCTATTGAATTAGCAGCCATCATAGCATTTTCAACAGCACCATTAGCTATTGTAACTGCTCCTGCTGACATAGTAACGTCTCCACTAATTGATAGTGTACTACCGTCTCCTAAAAGACCATATAGTTCATTAAAGTTTGAATTTGTAGATTGCATTGCAGTTCTTAATGGGTCTCCTGTACCATCGTTTGCCGAACTACCTACGTTTATTGCTGTTTTTGCCATTTTATTTTATTTTAATATTGTGTTGCATCTGCTGTTACTAATGTGCTATCTGCACTAAATAATGTCGAATCTACTGTCAAGTATGAGCCGTCTGCATCAAAAGGATAAATTATACCCCATCCATTTGCTTCATTAACGCTTCCAAACCAGCTTACACTATATATTGACCCGAATGACATCTTTTATCTTTTTTAAATAACTACTTAATTTAATTTCGTTTTCTTTTTTAGGCTTATATGTATAAACCTTCTTTTTTATAATACCCATCCTGTAAAATTAACATCTCTCTCTGGATACATTCCTCCATCTTGACTACCAATATAATCAGGATAAAGGTCTAAATTATCATCCATGTAATCCATAAATCTTTTAGCATAAAAGTCTGCTGTTTCTGTAGCATGTCTTGTTAATTTAGTAATTTCACTTTCTGATACAGATGTTGCATTTTCACTATTATGCTTATAAATCCCACCATTACTAATTTGATATGCAGCATAAGGTAAATATGTTGCCTGTGTGTACCAAATAAGCATAGGTTTTATATATGTATTTAATAATGTTTCGTTTACACTTGATAATGTATCATTTATTACTTGAGTTTGCAATGCATTGTAAAATCTTGTACCTAAATAATTCTGTATATGTGTATCTTGAGCAACTTCTACAAATTGTATTAGTTTATCAGTATCTACATTCCCATCTATGATGGATTTTCTTTTTAACTCTTGTAATGTAATAAATAATGCTTTCATTTTTTATAATTTGGATGATGTCCTCTGTTTGCCATATCTTTTGGTGCAATTTCTACTTCTGCAGGGTTTTTAGGCTCTTTTAAGCCATCTTTTATTGCTTCTGCTTCACTAACAAGGTTCTTATCAGTAACTTTCTTTCTATATACCTTTAATTCCCAGTAATGATGACAATTTACACCACCTTTAAACTTAAATAATGAATAATTTTGTCCTTTGTGACCTAATTCTTTATTTATACCTCTAAAAGACATCATATTTATATCTTCTTTTCTAAATACAAGATTTTGACCTGTTAATAGCTCCATTTTTTGACAAAAACGTCTGCTATCAGCTGAATTTCTTACAGGACCATAAGAATATCTAACCTTATATGTTGAATTGTCTTGTGAAGACACCTTATTAGGTTTAGCATCATCTTTTGACACTTCTGCAAGTTTAGTAAAGTCAAATTCTGCTTCTGTATCTTCTACTTTTTCTGTATGTATAA